TTTGGTTTATTTTCTTGCTCTTGCTTATATCCAAGTGCAATAAAATTTTCAAGTTGAGTTTCGTTAATTATAACTTCGTTCCCATCTTTATATAATTTAATATCTTTTGCCATAATGTCTTATATTACTTATCTTCATCTTCGTCAATATCTTCATCATCTTCAAATTCATCTAATTCTGGAAATTCTTCAATATGTTCTTCCTCATTAAACTTATCTATTTTAGTTCTACAATCTAAGCATAATAAAGAAATCTCATCTACTAATTTTTCAATATTATCTAATTTACTTTCTAATTTTTCTATTAATCTTTCTGCTTTACTCATTATGGTGTTCCAGATTGATGTTCATATGTAACTCTAATAGTTATTAATACTGCTCCATATGGAAATAAGGATCCAGCATCAGTTTCTATAGATAAAACTTCTGTATCTAAAGCATTGCCACTTCTTGTAATATCTGTTTCCAAAGCAGTTTCTATTGCACTCGCTAAATTATTTCTAGCAGTATCTATATTATCATCATTAGTTTTCACATAGCCTGTAATTCCAAATTCTAGGTTTGCTATTCTAGTTTTAGCACCACTACCTAATTCTTGATCTTCTTTAGTTTCTTCAATAGTTTGAACTAATACTGCTGGATATTGTTGTTGTGATAATTCTTCTAATGGAAAAGGTTGTCTAGATACTTTTCTAACTGCTGGACTTGTAATACCAGCTATAACAGATGCTACATTTGATGCTATATCTTCTCTAACACTCATAATCCTAATCTTCTAATTTCTTTTTTAATAAAATTTGAAAAGTTTCTTTGTATAACCTTTTCTAGTTTTTTATCATAGCCAAAAAATTTTCTAACAGGAAGCTTTCCTTGTCCTGTTTGATGCCAAAAAGCTTTTGTTGCTTCTCTACCACTTCTAAAATAAACTTGAACTCTATTTTTACCAGCTACTCTAGAATCAATAGAATTAAGCATATCATTTGAATCTTGTAGATCTACTCTACTTTTACCTTTTAATTCTTTATAAGCATCAGAATATCCTATAAATTTTCTTCTATTCATATCTAAACCCCTATCAGTTCGATCAAGAATAGCAGTTTTAAGAAATTGTCCTGACTGCTCTAAACCCATTGTAATAAGTCTAGGAAGCTTATGTGCTAATTTAATATATCTAGCTTGTAAATTTTTAACATTAGATTTTACTTTAACTTCTAAAGCCATTATCTATTTAATCTTCTAAATCCATGTAAAGGCTCTCTTTCATTAGAGACAATAGTTCCAGATCCATCTGTATCATATTCAACTCCATCTTCTAATATAGATTGCCATTCTTTGTTATATTCTGCCATGTAATATTCTGACATTCTTTCAAATCTATCTTTATCAGCTTCAGGTCTAAATTTAGATAATGCTGGTAAATAAAATCTTCCTAAAAATAAATAAACTCCAGCTCTTTCAAATTGATCTAGATTAACTTTAGTATTAACCATCTCTGCAGTATTTAAAACTGTAATATCAGTAAATATATTTGTTTTATATACAGGCCACCATTCTATTCTTAAATTTCTAAGAATATCGTTTGTTGTTTGTGCTAAAAAATTTACAGTTTCTGTAGCAGTTGTAGATATTCCAAAATCAAAAGCATCTGGTTGATACTTTAAAACATCAGATGTAGTTATAACATCTGCACCTGTGTAATTAGCCATATTAGAATACCCAAGTTAAAATTACTGCAACAACTATAATAACTCCTATAGTTACCTTTTTATTGTCTTTAGCAAGTTTCCAATATTTTTTTAAATTATTCATTTCTTTTTCCTTGTTTTTTTTTTCTTTGGTTTTAGTTCAACAACTTTATCAGAAATATCTTTTACTGTCGCTTTTTTAATTTCTTTTTTTACTGCATCAAAAGGAGCAAAACCTCTCATTTTATAATGATTTATATTAGCTTCGTATTGCTCTTTTGGTCTTGTAATTATTTTTTTCCCATTTGTTAATTTTATGTTCATAAATTCTCCATTATTAAATGTAAGGGCAGTTTCCCACCCTTACAAAGTATCCAATTATTATTGGATTGATGAATCAGCTAATAGTTCAATACCATAACTGTCATGTAATTCGCCAACTCCGTAAACCGCAGTTGCTACAATTTCATCTGCTCTTAAAGACGCATCTCTTTGAGTTTCAATTTTTAGGTCTTGCATCATTGCTAAACCTAATGCATCTCTATGGAATACACCATTTTTGTAATCTCCAGTTGTTCCTGTGTTTGCAAGATTTGAAGTTTCAAAAATTGGAACACCAGCAACTCTACCAACGAAACCATTTCTTAATGCCTCATTTGCTAAATCATTTGCATTTGAGTTTGCAAAAGTATTAGTTAAATTTGCTTTAAGATCATAAGCTACCATTGGGTGTAAAACTGCAGATACATCGCTAATTGGAACTGCACTGTTTCTTAAATTTGCTACTGATTCGAATAATTTAGCAACTGTTAATGCTGCATCTGCCGCACCAACTGCTGTTGAAAATCCATCGAACAATGCTGTTAAGTCAGTGTCAATTTTTTTAGCAATTGCTTCTCCAAATAATTTACCAATATCTGCCGCAACATTTCTTGGTGCAGAGTTTCTTGCTAAATCTGTAAGAGTAGTCATTATTCCATTTTCTGATGCTGTAATAGTTACAGAAGATGGGTTGATTGCAGTGTTAGATAAATCAGTTGCTTCATTTACTGCTGCCGCAGAAACTGCCGCATAGATAGGAACTTCAACTGACTTTCCACCACCTGTTATTGCATAATTCTTTACAAGAGGTCTCATAATTGATTGCTCACTTGCTACGAATAATGCTTCTGCAACGATCTCAGTGTATAGTTCCGAGAGCGTTGAACTTGTACTTTCGTTTGCCATTTTATTTGTCCTTTATTATTTATTTGTTAAATTAATTTGAGTAGGTTTCAAATCACGAAGTTTTCTATATTCAGAATACTTTTGTCTATCCTCTGCCTTACTCATATCTAAGTCCTGAATATTAAAAGGTTTTACAGTTTTCCCCTCGATAGCACTCTGACTTCCTGATCCAGACAAAGACCCTTGACGGAAATGTGGGTTTGCATCTAAAAACTCCTTAACTGATTCTTCAATCGTAAGTAGTTCTCCTTTTGAGTTATATCGTACATTAGAATTATTATCAAGTATTTCAACTCTATTATCATCTGTTAGTCTTACCTTATCTTTCATTAAAGATACTACTTGATTAGGAGATATAGCTTTATTTTGAGATGCTATAGATAAGATTGAATTATCAACTCTTTCTTTTTTTATTTCGTTTTTATATCTATTAATTTCTTCTTCTTTTTCAGCTATTCTACTTTGCATAAGCTTTTCAAGATCTGCTTTAGTTTTTGCTTCTTCTATTTGCTTTTGTTTAAAAGCTTCCTCTTCTTTTTTTTTAGTTTCTTCTAAAGCTTTATTGTGTTTTCTTTGCTCTGCTTCAAGTCTTTGTTTAATTATATTATCAAGTTGTTGCTGAGTAAAAGTCATCTCTTTAGCCTTTTCTACTACAGGCTCAGCAGATGTTTCTGTATTTACTTCTGTTTCTGTTTGTTGATTTGTAGGCTCAACTACCTTTGTTTCTTCTGACATTTATTACTCCTATTCAATTATTAAATTGCCCGCTTTATCATACCAATCTGGATTGACAAAACTCCATTGATGTCTGCAGTTATATCCACCACGAACGATTAAAGGATCGCCTGTTTGCTTTCCTTTCCAAGATCGTTGCCATAGTTTTCTAACTTCATCAATCGTAAATAAACCACCTTTTCTTTTATCAAATCTGCCAGCTCTTATATCTCGACAGTGATCTCTAGTAGTAGGTATCACACTACCAAAGTATTTTACAAATGTTAAACCAGCATCTTTACTCTTTGCAAAGTTTAACTGAGCATGGAATTGTCTTAACGAATCATTTAAGAGTTGTCCAGCATATCTTTTCATGTTCTCTCCAGCTCTATCAGAAGCATACTTAGATTGCAAAATTTGAACATTTTTGTCTATTTTTTGCCTTAATTTCTTAGCTACTGTAGATCTTCTATTCATTCTTCTAATTTTAATCTCATCTTCTTTTATTGATTTTACTAGCTTATCTATTTCTTTATCATCTGCACTAGCATAAATACCATTAATAGATTGTCTAAGTTCTTTTTCTAGATCTAAAGGATCTGCATTAAGCAAAGTATATTGATAAACTTTCTCTGATAATGTTCTAGTAAAGGTATTAGATATATCTTTAAATTGTGTAAAAGATTGAACTTTAAGATTTTGTACTAATATTAAATCTGATTTAGTTAGTTGTTGAAATTCTGTAGGAATATTACCTATAGTTTTAAAAGCTTTTTCTATTCTCTTAGCTTGTTTATTATAACCTTTTCTAACAACAGTATCGGACCATGCTAAGTATTCTTTTTCTAAAGTTTGTTTAATTAAAGGTCTAACTGCTATTGCCGCCTTTAGTTCAAATAGTCTTTGCTGATTATCTAAAGGTAATTTTTTACCTACTAAAGATACAACTTCTTTTTCTATTCTGTCTAAAGTTTTAATTAATTGTTCGTAATATTCAGCTTCGGCAAGTTCTACTCCCCTAATAGTATAATTTGCAACATTTTCTATTAGATCTGCCATTCATTAAATTTCTTCTTCTTCTACTTCTTGATCTGGTTGCTCTGCTTCATCTTGAGTAAATTGACCTATCTCTTGTTTGTTATCTATTTCTTCAAAGATCATATTTAATTTTTCATCATCATCTACTACTGCTCTAGCTATCTCTTTATCTACTTCTTTTTCAAAAGTAGGAGATCCTAAATTCATAGCTTTTGCTTGTTGGAAATAAATTAGATCTGCCGCATAATCTCTAATATTAAAACTATCAGGATAATTAATCTCGCCATCAAAAGTTGAATTTTGAAATAATGCGTATATCCTAAATAGTTGTTCTTCTGCTATTTCTAAGTTATCTGCTTTCTCAGATAGTCTTGCATTTAATAATTCAAATTCTGTTTGTAATGCTATTCCAGAAGATACTGCTTGCTTAGTAGTTCTAACTGCTCCTGTATGTGCTAATCTATTTATCGCTTCTACTTTGTGATTAATTGAATCCATTAGTGAACTTAAATTTCCACCAGATGGTTGCAATAGATATGGTTTTAAATTAGGCTCCATCTCATCAGGCATTTCTATTATTGCTCCAGCACCAGCACTAGCATTTACACTAGGTGTCTTAACTAAAGATGGGTGGTTAGTTAATCTTATTAATTGTTCTATTTCTGAAAATTCATTATAAATACTTTTCTGAAGATCTGCTATATCTACTAAGTCCGATTGACCAATGCCTCGTTTGTGCGATTTAGCATTGTATAAAATTACTGCAGGAATTTTGCCAATCAGATTATCAGCAGTATCAATTAAGGTAGGCTCAGTTTGTTCATCTTGCATATAGACAGTATCTATTCTGTCTGGGTACCATAGCCTATAATATGTTCCACCTTTTCTATCAACTTCTTCTCTAATCTTTAAATAATTTAATGAATATTTTCCATTAAGTTGTCTTTCAAAATTCCAATCTATGCAATTCTCTGGAGTTACAATAGATAAGTAAGGTCTTATATCTTGCTCTAGTTCATCTGCTCTAGTATTTGTAGTCACTTTAGGTTTGTCTAAGATCATTAAGCAGTGTCCATAAATAGAAGCATAGTTTTGTGCTTGTTTAACTACACTATTAAAACTATTACCATCTAAGTCAGCATCTTTTAAAAACGTTTCTAAACTAGGCTCATCTGACATTGCTCCAAAATCTCTGCTAGGTTTTACTCTAAATAAGAATGAAGAATAAATTTGAATAATATTTTTACAATGATTATCACATGGTGTGTTTGCTAATCTTTGATTAAATTCATTATCTAATTCTAAGTTATATCTATTTAGATATTGACCGACCATATAATCATATCCACCATTTGCAGATCTAATATAGAACTCCCATAGATTTATATTTTCTTTATAATCTTTATGTGTTTCTAAAATATCGTCTTTTCCGTAAGCCATTATTTAAATGTCCATCTGCTAGGTTTAAAAGGTTTTGTTTGTGCTATTAAAGGTTTAACTATTTCTATTAAATATCCGATACTATCGTTCATATGATCAAAGCCCTCTTCCTTGTCAGGAATATTTGTATTTTCTTTGTATATTTGTCTTTGTAAACCATTAATCATTGTTTTGCAAGATGGCGATACAAAAATGAATCTCTTTCCATCTGCTGACTTTAATCTAGAATTTACTGCATTGATACGATCTCTAACAGGACTATGTTTTAATTTACATTTAACATTAAATCCAGCATTTTGTAAAATAGTGAGATCTGTCTTTCCTCCAGCTGATGTCTTTCTTTGCCTACAAGCTGGATCTGGATATACAAAGATCTTAGCTTTAGAGCCATATCTATTTTTAATTTCTTCTACCATTTCGTCAGTATTACTTGAATAAATAACTATCTCATCTACAAAATGAATTATATCTTTATCTATTTGTGCAACCGAAGCTGACATAGGATCCACGTTGAAATCTAATCCTATATGTAAAGGTTTGCTCCAATCTATCTTTTTTTCTTTAACATTTTCTACAGCATGAAAGTTGTAATAGACAGCACCAGCATAGTTTTCAAAAGTTCCCTCAAATTCTTGTCTAAATGTTCTAATATCTATATCTTGTTTAGCTTGTTCTATTTCTTCTTCTGAAACCATTCCACCTTGTAAAGTAGTAAATTGAAAGCTATCCCATTCTTTATCTTCTTGCCCTTTTAAATACATTCTATAAGCCCAATTACCATAACCTTTAGGAGATCCACACATAAGGACATCTCCCATAGTATCTGCAATCGAAGCTCTTAAAACTTCTGTCCATGCTTTCTCATCAATATCTGCAAATTCGTCTAATATTAAAAAATCTAATCCTGTTCCTCTAAGTGCATCATAGTTTTCACAACCTTTTAGTGAGATCTTACTTCCTGTTTTTTTAATAGTTATTTGTAAATTAGATTCATTTATATTTTCTATCCAATTAAAGCTATGTAATATTTCTTTTAGTTTAGACCAAACGATTTCTCTAGCCATCTTAAATGTAGGTGCTACATACCAGATATTCTTTTTAACTTGACTTGCATATTTCATCATCTCTGTAATACACAGAAAGGTTTTACCAAATCTTCTACCTGATACTAATACTCTAAATCTCTTATTTGATGTGCTTACTTGATACTGTGGCTTTGTTAGATTGATCTTCATTACAACCAAATTTTATATAAATTTTACTTTCGTTTATATCTTCTCTACCAATTTCTTCTGTTTTGTCTAATGCTATCTTATAACCATCAACCATGCAATCATATCCATCATTATAAACTTTATCTATTTGAAAGGGTGGCATACATTGATTTGCAACTGCACTACACATAATCATAGTAAGCACAAATTTCATTCTAGTATTAGTTTCTTTATGCTTTTGCTTCCATCAATATTTTTCTCTAGTTCTGCTTTACTTCTAATGCAAGAATATGAAACATTTTCACGATATACTCGCTCTGCTTCTCTTTTCCCTCTAAGACATTGAGCCATACCATCTGCTTGTATTCTATGTTCCTTAATCTCGTTATTTACTATCATTAATAATGCTACAACTGTTTCAATCATGATCCATTACCATTTGTATATTTTATTTCTCTATTAGCATCTTTCAACTTTTCCACATCATCTAAAAGCTTTTCTACTTGTTTTTGTAAAAATTCTA